GGATTGATGATGTCGATAACGAAGTCGCTGCCGACACGCTGCACAGAAAGGCTTTCGGCGTAGGCCTTGGCGTTTGCGTTCTGTCCGGCCGTCCAGCCGCGGCGGAGCGTACCGCCGGTCTTGCCCGATGCAGGCTTGACCCAGACGGTGTACTTCTCGCCTTTCTTGTGCTTTTTGCCGTCACGTTTGGCAATGCGTGTCTTTTGCGTGCGATAATCGCCAACTGGCGTGCGTTTGATCGCTTTGGCAAGCAATCTGGCGGCAAGCTCTTTCGCACAGGCGTTAAAGAACTCGTCCGTCTGGTCGATCTTCGCAAGTTGCTCCTGCAGACGGCGCAGACCATCGTAGTTCATGCTTACGCTTGACCGTGCCACTACGCCCACCCCCGAAAAGCCTCGAGCACATACTCGGCGTGGGTGTCGTACATAGCCGCCATGCCGGAACGCGCGTATTCGCCGGTAACTCCGTTCTGCGTAACCGTGACGCGCGAACCCTCGAGTATGGTCACCTCAGGCGCGCAGAACAGCTTGACGCTCTGCGTGAGCGCCGCCGTATCGCCGTCCCCCGCCGCAGGCGAGGTCGTGAACGACAATCGGCAAGGCTGGTCTGTGACTGTCTGTACCTCGGCAAAGCCGGTGCTGTGGTCATCACGGGCAACTTTCTGCCGCTCGGTTACGGTGAACGTGCCGGTGTAGCCGCGCTCCAGTGTTTTGCGTACACTTACCACCGCAGTTTTCGGAAGCATAACAGATCCTCCTCTCCCGCGGTCAGCAGGCTGCTGATCAGCGCGGACAGACGCGCACTGTCCGAGGCATCGGCGGCAAAGGTGACGCTCGTGTCACCCTCGCTCACCGACTGGACAGCGTTTGTCAGGTCAAGGCTTTCTAGATCCAGCTTGCCGGACGCATACGCCGCACTGAGATACCCGCCACAGGTACGGTCTACCCATACTTCAGTAAGCTCTGCCGGAATTTCCGTGCGATTAATCTGGTTCTTGATGTGGTTCTCCACCTTTTCGATGCAGAACTGCACCGCCCATTCATCAGGAGCAGTGCAGCCGAACGACGCAAGCCGCTGCAATACGCGGTCCAGAATACCGTCCATGGCGTTAACCCTTGGAAACGATCTTTGCCAGGGCGATGGACTTGTGCGGGATTGCCTTCTTGCCATCGTTGATGATCGACCAGTTTGCACCGGCAGACAGGTCGTCGTTGGTAGCCGATGCCGTGATGGACGACGGCTTTTCAAACGAGATACCCTGCACGCCGCAGATAAAGCCGTCGCGGACGTAGAGCGTATCCTGACCGCCGTTGGTCTTCGGATCGCGGCTCATCTCATACGGCACAGCGTCGCCGATGTCGTCCAGAATGATAGAGCCTTCACCGAGAACGTAGGTGGTATACTTAGTGTACGCCGGAATGTTCTTAGACTGGTCCTCTGCAACGTCCTCGGTCGGCATACCGTCGTCTACGAGCACCAGACGGCCGTTCCAAGTGCCGAGCGACAGATCGCGCTGGATACCGTCCTCGTCGGTGTAGGTCATGTACTTGAGCAGACGCAGGTTCTCGAGGTTCGTCGCCACTGCGCTGTGCATGATAACCAGCTTGAAAACGCTCTTGTTGTCGCCGCACGCCTGCTGCATGGCTGCGTTCAGCGTGGCCGCACCGACCACAGCCTCGTCGCCGGTCTTGCCGGTGATGTCGTACACATGGCTGTCGAGGAACGCCTTAGCGGCGCTCTTCTGGATTGCCGAGCCGGTCGAGGTGCTCATAGCGAACACGCCGGACAGGATCGCCAGCAGCATAGCCTGCTTGACCTCCATCTTGTAGTCCGCGATCTGTGCGGCCACGTTGTCCATGAAGTTCACGCCTGCAGTGATGTTGGTCGAGAAGTTGCGCTCGGTCCATGCGTCCATACGGCGGGCAACAACAAAGCCCTGCTCGTAAGTGGTGGTTGCGGTGCTGTTGATGTTGGTCGCACCGTCGTTGTTCTGGCTGGTGTCGCCGGAGATACGGCCGAAGTACGGAACTCTTGCGTACAGTGCGCCGGTCTGGTTCGAGAGGGCACCGCGTGCCTGCTCGTTCGCGCCGACTGCGCCGGACTTCGCCAGCTCGGTCTTGGTAGTGTTCGGAATTCGGTTTACATACGCGCCGAACGCCTGCGGGTTGAAAGATTTGCTGTCAAACTTGGTTTCAGCCATTTCGATTTCACTTTCCTTTCATCAGTTAATTTTTTCGTCGGGGTGCTCCGCCATGTAAGCGACAAGCTCCGAATAGGTCATCTTGGAGGTGTCTACCTGATGGTCGCCGTCCTCGTTGCCGCTCTCGCCCGCCTTGGCACCCTTGAGTTTGGGCGTAGAAGAACTTGCTGTCCTCGGCGGTCTGGAGCGTCTTGATCTGGTCTGCCAGACCCTTGACAGTGCCGTCCTCGGCCAGCTCGGCCTTATCGAGGTTCAGCAGGGCCTTGGCCGCCTTGACGTTCCGCGCACCCGAACCCAGCAGCGCAGAGTTTACTGCGTTGTCCACTTTGAGGGTGTGGATCTCGGCATCATGCTGCTTCTGGCTCTCCTTGGCTGCGTCCTCGAGCGACTTGATCTTGTCGCGCAGGTCGGCAGCATCGCCGGTTTCTTTCTGAAGCGCACCGAGTTCCTTGAGCACGTCCGCGTGTTCCTTACGGGCGTTGTCGCGCTCTGCAATCACTTCATCAAGGCGTGCCTTGGGAATCATACCCTCGGTATCACCCTTGGCGAGATTCAGCACAGCAGCCGCCAGTGCGTCAGTCATACCGTCCAGTTTCATCAGTTCTTCTTTTTTCATGGTCTTTTCTTCCTTTCACATTTGTTGCCCGGTTCAGTCCGGTGTTTGCGGTCTTTCGGTTTGCGGCGGAAATGCCAAAGCGCCGAAGTGGTGCCGGCAGGGAATTTCGAAATCCCGACCTGAGCGTTAAAAGCGCCCTGCTCTGCCTCTGAGCTATGCCGGCAAAAGAAAAACGCCTCACCAACTGGTAAAGCGTTTGGTATGCAGTTTTGGGTAAAAGAAAACCACCGCAGATTGCTCTTTGGTGGTTTAATCTTCTTCAAATTGGATAGAACGTGCGCGATGCAGCTCTTTTCGATATTGACGGTACAGCTCCATTTCATGTTCTGTCAGTGTAATACCATCTCTGACAAAAACATCGTTGTTCCTGAATTTGAGCTTGCCATCAATCTCTTTAGGCGGAATAACCAGCATTCAATCACTTCCACTTCTTCTGCACGAGGCGTTTGATGGTATCACACAGAGCGTTGTGCTTAGTTGACGATACCGCCTCTGCAACAGCTTCCGACACATTTTCTGTTGCATATGTGCCTATCATTTTCTCTATTATACTCTCATCATACGGCAAACCGCAAGAGGAAAGTGCCTCTTCCATCAACTTTTGAGCGTACACTCCCCGTCCAATCTCGCCCCACGCCTTTTCTTCATTGAGAACACCATTCGCTGTATTGCTTTTGATTGCATACTGATATTCAGCAAAATGCGTAAATTCGTGTTTCAAGTAGTCATATAGACTGCTCTTAGGCGAGAACATCGAGGCACAATTTTGAAGTACTTGCCTGTAATTTTGCTGGTTGGAGAAGATGCTCTCATTCAGTTTTAGATTGATCTCCAACTTGCGGTTGATTGCGGCGGCTGCAATCGAATTGCCCGTATCGCAGAACCGAATACCGCTGATATTGCCCTCCACAGACGGGAACTCCTTGGAGAGCTTATGCACAGCCGTATCAACCTCGGACAAGATCTCTTTCGGCACCTCGACATTCTGCTCGCGTATCGGAATATCATGGATTTTCTGTCCACGAACCGCCAGACTGCGGAAGAAGTCCTTATTACCGCCGCCGGCAAACGCATTCGCCCATTCTTCGTAGGTGGTGCTTGCCGGCACATAATACGTCTTTCCGTTCTCGTCCCTTGCAGCACGCATACCGTTATCGTCATTGTCTTCAAAATACGGCACAGTGCAGGACCGGCAGTAAACGTGGAACGGCGGTGCGGTCACGCCCGGCTCATAGTCGGTCATTTCGAACACCTTGCCGTCCAGATGGCGGCAGATGTCGGACGTGCGGCTGTCCAGCGTGGCGACGATCTGGTAGCGCTCCACATCGAGATCCTCGTAGCACTGCTGCTGCGCGGCCGAACCGAAATAGGCGTTCTCGGTCATCACGAGCCGGCCGGCCCGACTTTTTGCGACGTTCATGCGCTTTGCAATAGCGGCAATGGCATCATCGGGCGCTTTGCCGAGGATGCACATCTGTGTCAGCTCGGAACTCACGCTGTCGAGCAGCTGCGCCTTGGACTTCCAGATGCGGTCAGAGAATGTCTGCCCGTCCGCAGTCCACGGTGTGTCCAGCAGTTTGTTTACGCGGTTTTCGTCCACTTGCGCCACATCAAAGCCGAGAGAAAAGCCTTTCTGCACCTCAAAGGCGGTGTGGTAGTAGTCCTCTTTCCATGTGTCCATGAGCCGTTCGGTCAGCCTGTTCTGCTCGGCGGCAAAAGCGTTTTCTGCGGCGTTCTGCGTCCGCAGCTTGAGCGCTTCCAACCGTGAGATGTGAAACTTTGCCGAGGCATTCTCCAGCTCTTTCAGCCACTTCTGCGACACGGCGTTTTCCTGCCCGCGCTTGATGTACTCCTCAATGTCCCATTTCAGCTCGTCAAGCTCGTTCTGCCGCAGCAGCTTCTTGGCCTCCGCAAGCGAAATGCCGTTGTTATCTGCAATCCGCTGGTACCAGACGCGGATCTCCTTGTCGATGGCAGCCTGTGCTCGATCAAAGTGCGGCGCGATCTGGTCAACCGTCAACCTGCCGCGCTTGTTTCGCATTTCTTCCACAGCCGAAAAGCGTTTTTGCCAGTATTCCCGATTGCGCACGCGCCGCGCCTCCCTTACTCGTTCTTATCGTCCGGTGGTTCATCATCCGGCGGTACGTTCTGACCAAAGCTGCCGTAC